AAGGTTTCCGAAAAATCCTCCTTCAATTTCACCACCTACTTCTTCTACTACTTTCTCAGGATCTTTTCTTTTATCTTCTGGAACATAATTTGTTCCATCTGCAAATCCGATCCTTCCGCCTTGAGCCGCATAGTAATCAGTTGGTAGGAACGGAAACTCTTCCCGTGTTCCTTGACGCGCTAAAACTTTTCTTCTTATTCCAGGAATATCTAAACCTGGTCCTCTATCAAAACCTTCTAATTCATCTTCATCTTCAGCAGTAAGACCGCCAACGGCTGATGCACCAAGGATCCAGGGCCATGGATTTCCTTTAATTCTATCCCAAAGACTAGATATGCCTGGAATATATTGACCTCCAGCTTGACCAGGAGCTGTTGAAATTCCTTTCATGTATCCTGGAGCTCCCATTATAGCTTTTTGCCAACCTCCCTTTCCTAAAGTACCCATAAAACTTTGTGGACCGAATCCACCCCAACCTTGAGCTGCTCCGTATTTACCTAAAGCAGGTAAACCAATAGCCATTAGTGCTGCCATGCCTACTGGACTCTTTGCAATTTTCTTAACGGCTCTTGTTACTTTTTTAACAATGCTTCCTAAACCATAACCCTGTCTCAAATCCGATATTCCTCCGCCAGCATAACCCATTCTTCCACCCCGAGCTGCGTATTGTTTTAATCCAACTGTTGATGGTGCTGCACCTGATGCTCTCATGAAAGCTGTTTGTTCTGTAGTTGGATCTCCTCCAACATAATAATGTTCGAAAGGAGCCTTAGCTCCTGCAGCTGCCGCTGCTGCAGCTTTCGCTGCTGCAAAATCTGTTGATGCTGTTACACCTGTTCCTGTTGCTGTTCCTGTTGGTGCAATGCCGCCGATTCCTCCAGCGCCTTCGCCACCGCCGGTTCCATCACCTGTTGTAGTGACTGTACCTGTTCTAGGTACGATTACACCTTGCTCAGTAATTGTATTACGTCCTTCGATTCTTTCTCCAGTTTTAGGATCATTTTGTACTAGACCAAGATTATAAGCCTCACTTCTTCTAACTGGAATACCATTATAATAATCAATAGCTTCTCCTTGAGAAGTTACACCTGTTTTTAATTCAACTGGAGATATAGGTAAAAGTCTATCTTTTGCGTATACCTCTTCCATGCCTGCACCATCACCGGTTGTAATACCGGCATATCTATCTGCGCTTGCAGTTCCCTCACCAGCTCTTACAGCTGCAGTACCTACACTTTGAGCTTCCCCGGCTAAACTTGTATCTCCTATCATAGCCATAGATTGACCTGGAGTTATATGTGGTTTACTGATGTACTCTGGTGTTATTGAAACAGGTTCATCGGAAACTGTCCAATGTTCTCCACTTTCATAAGGACCTGTTGCAGGACTTGCTGCAATCATTTCATCTATAGAACGTGTTATTACATCCTCTGATGCTGCTGCTCGTTGTGTTGGAGTTGGATCTGGTGGTGCAGAAGGTTGTGATACTGGTGATGAAAGTACATCAGGTCTAGCGCCTCTATCTGGTTCCGGATCTCTTCCACGAGTATCTGGTTGGCTACTTCGGCTAGGAGGTCCACCATAATCTCTTCCCGGTGGTTGATATTTTGGTCGTTCACCACTTGATGTTCTATTTACTAATAAGTCTCTAGGTTGATGAGGTTGTTGTCTAATATTTCCACCTCCGCGATACCCTGCTATTCCGCCTTGAGCTAAATTAGTTCGAATCCATATTGGCATGAATTGTTGCCAGGTTTTAGTTCCACCTTGTTGTCGATACTTTAGATAATCTTTCCACGCTTCACGGACTTCTTCACGAGAATCCGTTCCTGGATCTCCTTGCCATTCGGCCATTTTCATTTGAGGTTCAACAATATCCCCTTCGTATTTAATACTACTTCCTGAAGGACTTTTTGTTGCGCCTGCGTCTAATGAATTTATTCTTGTTCTATCTATAGCCATAATTTTGTGTAATTGTTAAAAGGCAGGAATTTCACCTGAGTTAATATTATTACTTGTTTATCACAAGTAAATCAAGATGTAACTACTCTTGGCTTAATTTCCAAAGCCGAGAGTACAACATGCAGCCGGTTGGCTGTTGCAGCCGTTACCTTAATAACTTCGCTCTCTTGAACGACTAAAGGGGCTGACAGTAATTCCGAGGTCCCTTTTGCAGATATTGCTTTGGTCACAAAAAGGTTGAAAACAGCGGCATCGGTATCGGTTAAAGTCACGGTAATCGTATCCGCATTATTTGAATCCTCTGATACCAGAATGGATTTAATAACAGCTGTTGTAGCACTGGGTACGGTATAGAGTGTTGTAGCATCCGTACTCGTTAAATCAGCTTTTTTATTGACGAATGTATTTGCCATTATGCCATATAGAAGCTCTCCGCTTCCGCCTCGTCTTTTATATCCTGTTGAAATGTTGAATTTAGTTTTTGTACAATACTATCTACATCTCTTACAAAAGATTGTTGAATCTGTTGATCATATTTTTCTAAAGGTTGAGTTAAGGATTGTACTATTCTAGCCATTATCTCCTCCCATCCGGTTGTATATCCAGTCTGAACGTTCCAAGTTTCCAGTGCTGTGTAGTACTGGTATTGTCAACCTTTAAGGATATAGCACGAGCTCTAGCTCTTGTATCTATTTTAGTTGTACTGGTCGTAACTTCAAAAGGTCCTAGTGAAGAACTAGCCTGTGAATCTGTTGGATAATTTTTTAAATTTAAAGTCACTCTTGCATCGCCTGTTTGTTGCAGAAAATCTGGAATCACTCTTCTTATCTTCATCATGTATTCTCCGTCTCCTCTGATGTCAGCTCCGCCCTGTTTTGTCATTGATATATCATAATCCCCTGTTTCAATGCTTGCTGCAATCGCTGTTCCTGTTCCTGCTTTGATTTGATTCGTTCCTGTTTCGTGTTCATAGTAAATCGTAACTCCATCGGTATTGCCAACGGTTGTATCGCTGGTTGCTGATGAATCATATTCTGTTCCATGAGGTTTTCCAAAAATATGAGAATCAGACCATGAAGATCTTGCTAACGTGCTTGTAGTCCATACAGGTCGATCCGCTGTTGAATCCATATAGTTATAAGTCACCGATCTATTATTAGATGCAGCACCACTACCAGGATAGAACCAAGTTACTTCTCCGAATAAATTATTAAGCCCTGCAAAAATATGATTTCTTGGAATAGTATTAAGATCATCATAAACATAATCTTCAACTAAACAGGATAAAGATTCCAGTTTACCCGTATATCTAAAGAAACCATTTTCTGACATCCAGTAAGCAGAACCATCTACTTCAACCGCTGCATTTTTACCTATTAAACCACAACCTGTTCCTACCTGTTGAAATGAAAAAGTAAAAGGAGCACCTACAAATCTCATAATAAATAAAGCATGATCCGTCCAGACATAAATGGCGTCACGTCCTCTAATAGCTCCAATGATCCGTGTTCCGTCGGCCAGTCTTTGTGTGCCTGCGGTATTGGTTGCAGAAGGTGCGTACGAGGTTGATGCATCAATGCTTTCCTGATCCGACCATCTTATAAACATGTCATCCTGTGTGGATGTCGTTCCAATCGTGGTTTCGGTTCCAAAGAAAAGTAAGTGCCTGTCGGGTGTGGATACTAAAGTCTGTCTTGTAGCCGTTGGAGCATTGGCAACAATCGTTGCTCTTGTTGATGTTGCACTCGTTGCATCTGAATTCCATTCAAACGTTGCACCGTCTACAATCGTTGCAATCAATTTATTTCCAAAATTATCCAGGTGCCATAGACCAGGGGCCGTTATGATATCGCCTGTTTGCGATGCACCCCATTTGGTATAATCCGATGCGTCATAAACCGTTGCTCCATCCGAGTGAGAAGCTGCTGTCGTATTATCGGTTCCTCGTGTTAATCCTGATAAAGTTTCTGTTCCTGTGGTATTCGTTGTATAGGCAATACGCTCGCTGTCTATTAAAACCGTTCCTGAAGCAGGCATCGAACCTGAATCAGCTAGAACAATGCTTGAAGAACCACTCGTTAAAGCTCCATCTAACGTGGATGTAATTTCTCCAGCAACAGTACCACCCCATAGTCCTAGTCCCCATCCAGCTGCTGATTCTTCAACAGCAGGTCCTATAGAATAAAAATGCTGAACTCTTATTCCGCCTGATGTGGATGCTCCTGATCCACTTTCCGCTGATCCCATTTCGAGGGTGATAGTTGTGGACGTGGGTACGGTTGTGACCATGAAATTAGTATCGTCAAAGTCACTAGAACCAAAATCAGAATCGGTAGCAGCGCTAAAATTATCAAGACGAACAATATCGTACTTAGTAATGTTGTGATCGCTTCCAAAAGTGATCGTAACGGTTGCATCGCCATTGGTTGTTGTAAAAGCACTACCACTTATTGTAGTTGTACTTTTAATAGGTGTTATATCATAAAAAGCACCTCCAGAATAGACGTATAAAAATCGGTTAGTTCCAAGAGCCGCGTATTTTATTCCGCTGGCATTGACAAAATGGTGTAGAGCTGTGTTTCTTCCTGTTAAAGTGCTGTCTCCTAATTGAGCCCAGCCA